AAGGATTAATACTAGAGATGCACAAGTACGAAAGGATATTAAGAAAGACTAAAAATGAAAAGGCAGCTCAAGGTTTGTATATTAACTTCTTTGATTGCGATTCTGTGTTAGTATTTAATTTAAACAAAACTAGAATAAGTAACTGGGTTTGGAGAACAATGCCTGAGTCTACTGACTTCGGTAGAAAAAGTTTTGTTTATAAGTATATTACTTTATTAGAGTATGATAAAGGAAAAGTTTTGTATATTTGACTCGTTCTTATGTTTTTTTTGCATAGTTCGTAAGTTTTTTGGTTAAAAATGGGAAGAGGATGTCTATTTGTAGATGTCCTTTTTTTTTGTAAATTAGCGAGTGTTATGGCAAAGTTTAAATGTAATAAGTGCGAAGAAGTTAAAGAGCTATCAAGTTATTCAATTAAGGTAGTTGATGATAAGGTAGTTAGTCCCGAAGCGATTTGTTGCGATGAGTATATGGATCGTGTAAAGGAGAATAATGGATTCGGAGGTATTATAAAGAAGCCTAACGGAACTGTAAGTGGAAAATTTTAACCAAAGAGATTATGAGTAGCATAGAAGAACAAGTTTGTTTTAAGATTTTAAAGCGTTCTGATGTAGGTAAAAAGAAATATGGCACTACGATGGAACGAAACGATTTAACTAAGTTAGAGTGGCTTAAACACGCCCAAGAAGAAGCGATGGATATGGCTGTGTATTTACAAAAGTTAATCGAGCTTGAGGAAAAGAAGCCGTTTCGATACGAGTGGAATATGACTAAGCCTACTGGTGACCACAACAGAAAGATGCTTGACCTAGAGATAGAAAACTTAGGAGAAAAAAAAGAGCCTTAATAGGCTCTCATATAAAGTGTTTTTTTATATAGTTTTAATTTTAAAATAATTACAAATAAAATTGTAAGCACTTAAAGATTCTTTATACATTATATCACTTTTATTACCACTATAAATTAGTAAACTTGCGTATGTAGTATGAATCCAGTTATTCCATTCATTTTCTGTAAATGTAAGAAGAGTAGAATTTCCCTTTTTTAATTGATAGTAAACTTTATCTCCAAGTGTTTCTTTTATAATTAAAAATTTTTGCATAATTTCTAGTTGTTTTGATTAATTACCCTACAAATATATAAATACATTTTAACAAAACAAAATAAATTGTTAAAAAAAGAAAAAGAGGACAATTAGTCCTCTCCTTGTTCTTCTTCATCTGTAGAATCCACTATCCAATTTCCGAAGATTTCTTCTGCTATCTCTTCGGGTGTTTTTTTGCTTCCTTTATCCATTCTGTAGGTATATATTTGTTAGCCCATTTTATATTATTCTTATCGCACCATTGGGCATAAGTTGTGCGACTATTCTTATTTAACTTATTGTTAGGTCTCATAAAGACCATTCGTATATCTAAGTCAGGGTGTTGTGCTATTACCAGCAACATCTTCTTCCTATCCTTAGATGTGAACCTTCCCTTTAGTTCAATAACGATTCCGTTTGGGAGTATAATATCAGGAATATATTTTCGCTGTTCGGAAATCTCGTAGTAAAGATTAATAGTTTCATACTCAAAAGGGACTTTACTTTTATGCAATTTAGAACAAACATCTTCTTCATATTTACTCCTATATCTATTGTTGTCTATTTTCATAATATGTCTTTTTATTGTGGCAACTGTGACACAATCCTTGTAGATTAGATTCGTCTAACTTTGCTCCATTTTTTTTAATCGGCACAATGTGGTCGACTACATCAGCAGGTTTAACTATATCCTTATCTAAACAATGAACGCACAAAGGATTCTTATCTAATACAACTTTCCTTAACTTCCTCCAGGCACTCTTTCTGTAAAAAGAAGTGTCACCTCCCCAAGACTTATTTTTCTCAGCCTTAGTTCGTCTATCTCTTGGTTTAGGAAGCCAAGGCATAATTTATCTTACTTAGATTTAGACTTAGACGATCCACCGAAGAAGAAGTCTATAATAGTGTTTACTTTACTTGACATAGCACCGAATACACTACTAACAAATCCTATCTCGTAATCTGACAGCTCTAGCGTATTTAACACAAAGAACTTAAACATCGTGTAAGATAAAAAGAAATAAGCACAAGTAAAGATGATAGCCAATATTTTTTGTATAAAGCTATCGTCCATAAACATTGTTCTAGCACTACTTCTGTCCTGAACCTCAAGAGCAAACATTTCCTTCTCGTGTTCTTGTATAACTTTCTCAAACTCATTTTTAAGTTTTAATCGTTCTTCATCAGTTGTTACTACATCGTCTATTATAGTAGAAGCTTGTCCTACTAAACTTTTAAGAATATTCTTTATCATAATGTAATTATATCAGGTGCGTATCGGTACTTAGTATCGCCATCTTTATCTTTATAGGCTTCTAATACTTCTCGTCTGTTGTTAGATTTTTTAAGAGATATGTGAATCCAAGCAAAATCAAATTCATTTATCATTTGATCGAACTCAATAGCGTTATCTATAATCCAGTCGTAAACTTCTTTATTACACATTTTGCCATCTTTCCAAAATTGTATATCAAGTGCTTCGCCTTTACAATGCTGTGACTTAGTGCTTCCACCAATAGCACGATTGAGTTCCTTGTTGCGATAACCACTACTAATCCTAATAGGACCAAGATGGTTGCGAAGAGGCTGTAAAATATTTGTAATAAGTCTTTGGATATTTTCCAAGTCTTTTTTTGTCGGTTCATTATCTATTCCAAGTCTTTTGGCTGTGTTACTTCGAGTAATCTCTGATAACACAAAGTTTTTACTTAGTCTCATTGCTCACTTTTTGCTTGTTTAATTTCTAAATCTTTAACTACTTTGCGTAGATTATCTACTTCTTTTTGTATATAGTTTATTTTTAAATCTTGTTTAGCATCATCAGGTAAAGCACCCATTTCACCTCTAGGCCATTTAACTCTAAATTCGTGATTAAGTGCTACATCATCTTGCATACGCATAACATCTAGCTGTAACTGAGAAATTTCTGCTGTCAGTGTAAACCATATACCTGCAAGAGAAATAATACCTGCTACAATACCTATCAAACTTTTTATATCTAAATGGATCTTAGAGCTTTCATTTAAATCAAAAGTATCTTGTATCTCTTTACTCATTTCTCTTTGATTTGATTAGCAGCTAACAATAATTCTATCTTGTGTAACTTAGTCGATATATCTGCTAAGATAACTTTTAATTCGTTATCAGATTGTTCTAAGTGATATACCCTAGAAGAAAGTTTAGTTACTTTAGTTTGTAGGTTAGTCCAAACACCTACGCCTGTTGAGAGTAATACAACTATTGATATTATTAACTCTATTATTCCTATTGTCACTTGCATTTTCTTTTTTTTATTTAAAGGGAGTGAAAGTAGTCTATCGAAAAGGTAGCGAAAAGATACACTACAATCAAACTCCCTTTTTATGATCTTTGTAATGTTATTTTTGCTCCGTAAACTGTCCTTCCCGTAGCTCCTGGAGTAAATTTTATGCTTAGATATTTACCTGCTAAACCTGATTGTACTGATGATAAAGCTTGATTTGAGTTTACTGATGGACTACTTGTTAGCTGTGAAGCTGTACCATCACTTACAAGACAAGCATAAACATCAAAAGTAGATGAACTATTATTACCATTAACTTGAACGTGTGTAGCGTTATAACCTAAAGGCACTTGAAATGTGGCATATTGAGATAGATTACCATTACTTACCTCAGAACTACCTCCATTGTCTTGCGTAAATGCAGGGTGACTTCCGTGTGTAGTCATACTGAAATCAACAGCAGTTAAGTAAGCCTCTAAATCAAATATGTTACCTATGTTAGAGCCTCTTAACTCAGCAGCGTTTAAGAAATCAACAGATGTATCTTTAAATGTAGCAATAACAAGCTCACCAGCACCACCTGCTGTTGCATTGTTTGCTCTAATCTGTACTATTCCATTTGCTGCTCTATTTGACAGAACTACAATATCTGTAGCATAAGCCCCAAGCATTACTCTGTTAGTATTTCCACTATCAAAATATTGAATTGTTGAGCTAGTACCACCTGCCACATCAGCACCTAAAACTATATCAGCACCTGAATTAAATTTAACATTTGCATTTGTCCCTGATGGTCCACCTATAGTTAGCTCATTCGTACCTGTTACCTTTAATAAATCAGTACCATTAAAAGCACCACCATCATTAAATTGTACTTCTGTATCTGAGCCTCCTGGAGTACCACCACCTGTGATTACATTGGTTAGGTCGTAACCTAAAGTTGATAATACAGAACCTGTGGGGTAATCTAATTCAGGTCTAAATGATGTTACAGGTATATTTTTAACACTACTAACAGTTGACGAAGCAGTTAATGTTAATGGATTAGTACCATCTGCGTAAGTAAGTAATAATTTCTGACCATTATATAATTTACCTTTAGTATCATTTAACAATGTCAAAGAAGTAGTTGCACTACCTCCATCTATAGCAACATTTGTTGTACCTAAGCTATTTTCATTAATTTGACTTAATAATACTTTAGTATTAAATTTTGAAGTAGAATTTACTATATCTGAAGATGAAGGTGATAATCCTTTACCTGCGTTAATAATTTCATTATCTGGTATTTGTACATTTATGTTTGAATTTATCTTAAACCATTCTCCACTCATTGTTTCACTTTGAGCTTTAAATGTACCTCCTAAAAATTGATAATACTTAAAAACACCATTGTCATTTATTGAGTATTTTAAATTTTTTATAGGAGATATATCAGCACTAAATACATCTGCTTGTAATATCTCTAAAGGTTCTGTTTGTAATTGTAAAAACTGACTTGTTAGTAGTTGTAAAATATTTAAATAAGAACCTGTATCGTTTGCTCTAAAACCTTGAGTTGCAGCAAACATATTAGGTGAAGCGTCACTTCCTGTATTATATTGTACAGAATATATTGAGTCTTGAAAATTAGCTTGACCCGTAGTTGTTTGACCTACTTGTATTTCACCTAAATCTAAATTTTCAAAAGCATCATTACTAGATTGGTTTGTAGTAAAAGTTAATCCAACTTGACTACTATTTAAAGCTACTGTATTATATCCTGTTACACTTATACTACCAGTATTTTGACCATAAGAACCTGATTCAGTTGTTCTAGTAACAGTAGATGGTGTTTGGTGAGAGTAATTTATAAGTGGAGTATCTACTGCCCAAGAAGGATTTGGTGGATCATAATAATAAGGAGTATATTCATTTGTAGCAGTAAGAGTAATAACTACTTCTCCTGAAACTAATGGTACAGGAAATTGTCCTGCAAATTTTATAGAAGTTTCTGCTGTATATATATCTCCATCTCTTTCTATACTACAAGGACTATCATCAGCACCTGATAATGATAAATTATCACCTATATCATCATTATTTCTTAATGTGTTTGTTGACACATAAGTAGATTCTGCGTTATTTAAAATAGTTCCTGCACCACCAACACTTTTACCTCTATACAAAGTTATTGTGTGTACTGTAGTATCTGTACCCCATTCTAAAAAACCTGCACCCTGTTTTAAATATCTTGTGTCTGCTCCAGTTCCTATTTTAATTTGTAACTGAGCTGTTGTTTTGTGTCCTGCATTTACTAAATCGTAAGATGAACTAGGAAAATTTAATTGATTTCTATTAAAAACTTCTTTGTGAGTTGCAGCGAAATTTATACTCATAGAACCTTCCTGGTCAGTATCACCTTGTAATAGACCTGCTGAAAATCCACTTGTTAAATCTGCATCATCAGGAACTAAAAATGTAGACTCACCATTTATGAAGTCGCAACTTACACTTTTTAAAACTGGGTCGAAAGTGATTGTAGACCCTGCTAAAATATAATTAGTAGATTGGTCTATTGTAAGATTTACACTTTCATCTGCTATGTCACCACCTGAAGCTACTTCATTATCTGTACCTAAATAATTGTATATTCTTATATTACCATTTGTAGCTATTTTATTATTTGGTTGAATAAAATAATAATGCCCATCACTTAAAAAACCTATAGTGTTAAATGTTTGTAAAGAACCCTTTAACACATCGTATTTTTTGTATTTAAGTGGTTTTTTATCTACATCTTCTCTGTATGCTGCTCTTGTAGTATAATAAGAATAGAACGGATCTTTAGCTTCATAAGTATCACCATTCCTAAACCAATCTATACCTGTTTTAAACCATTTATAATTTTGAGGTATTGGCGATTCATTTGCAGATGAATTATCAAATAAAGACATTGTGCTACCAAAATCGTTTATATGATTATTTATCCTATAAGCTTTATTCCAATCAGAAGGTGTTAAAGAATCATCTTCTCTTTCTTTATATACACCTATAGAATCGGTAGCAATTATTTTAACTGGATAAGGAAATGGCTCATTAGATAATGTATCAAAAGATGGTTGTACCCATCCAAACCACCAAAGGTTAGCGTTACTTACAGAGTTTTTATATATTCTAACAAAATACTCCTTGTCACCCTTTTCAAATACATCATAGATAAAAGATTCATCAGGATTATTTTGAACATATAAACTTATAATACACTCCGAAGTTAAAAACTGTCTATCTCTAGTTCCACCTTCACCAGTCCATTTAATTTCAAAGCCCTCACCTTGAAGAATCATATCGGTACTACTACCTGAGTAATTTTTTTTCCAAATTTCAACGTACCAAGTTGTACCTGCCTCACCTTTTATTTGAGAGTCTCTATACTTTCCGTATGCCATTATCTTCTAGCTTTTCTTCTATTAGCTCTATCGAATACAATCAATAAATCATCACCCGATATTCTTACATCAGGTATAGCCATACCACCACCTAAAGCGTGGTTAGGTATAATTGTTCCTGATTGATTCGGAACAAATAATTCTGGTCCTCTTTCCCCGACTAACGATATTTTACCTAAAGGTGGTTGACCTCCGTTGGCAAAAGTACCACCCATCATACCAAGCATTGTTTGTTTAAATGTAGATAATCCTTGACCTGCAAATGCACCTCCTGCAGGAGCAACTCCTAAAGCTGAAAATATTGCTGACATTATAAGAGCTTGAATTAACATCTTACCCATCATTTTTATTAAATCTAAAAATAGATTACCTAAGTTTTTTAAACTTAACTCTCCTGATACTGCCATTTGAGCAAACGCATCAGAAAATGCAAATCCTACATCTAAAGCAAATCCAGTTAGTGTATCTTTTACATTTTGTACTTTAGCATCAAAATTGTCAACCATTTGTTGCATAGCATCTGTAGTGTTAATCAAAGTTCCTTGAACTACATTTGATACTCCTGTTGGTGCTATAGCAGCTAAACTAGGCATACCACCGAATTGCATACCCTTCTTATCTATAGCTCCACTATCTAATCCTTTTTGTCTTTTAAATGCGTCTTGTCTCTCTAATTCTTTTTGCACTTTTTTAAGTGCTTCTGCTTCTGCCTCTAAAGCTTGGTGAGTTTTCCAAGTTGAAAGCATAAAGCCTTTTTGACTCTGTATAGCTTTTCTTCTTGCATCCTCTTGTGCTTTGAGTCTAGCCTCATCTCCTAATGTATCTGCAAATGATGCTATAGATGCGAATATCGCTGAACCTGCAAGAACTTCAATACCTAGGGCTGATAGAACTGCTGCAAATCCAGACACAACTCCTGATACTACTGTAAATCCTGTTGTTAATAATGGTATAAGTGCTACCATAGCACCTATAGCTATTAAAACTGGTCCTGCTACTAGAGCAATACCACCTATTGTTACGATTAATTTTTGAGTATCTCTGTCTAATTTTCCAAACTCACCAAATAATTCTGTAACAGTTTCTATCATAGGCATTAACATTTCTGCTAATACTTCACCTAACTCTAATCTAAATCCTTCAAATGCACTCTCTAACTTTTTAACCTTAGCAAAAGTAGTCTCACCCATAAGGTCAGCCATTTCCTTTAACTTAGTAGTGTTAGTCTCATAAGCACTTGATAGCTCATTTACCTTTTCTAAATTATCTGTTAATACAAGTAATTGGTTGGCTGCCGTAGTACCAACTAATTCTTGCGCCCTGTTAAGATCCATTTCCCCTTCAGCAGCTTCTGCTAGTACACTAGAAAACTTTGTACCAGTTTCATTTAACTTCATAAATATTTTACGAAGTCCTGTACCTGCTTTAGATGCCTTAATACCATTATCCATTAAGACACCCATCATCGCAGATAATTCTTCTATGTTAACTCCTACTGCGTGAGCTGATGCCCCTGCGTGACCAAAGGCTGTTGCAAATGTATTTAATTGAATTGATGAATCTGAGGCTGCTGATGCTAGTGTGTTTGATATACGAGCAGCATCATCGGCTTCTAAATTAAAAGCGTTTATTGATGCTGAAACAACTTCTGCTGCTAGAGATAAATCTTCTCCTGTAGCTAAGGCAAGGTCTAATATAGACTCAGTCATACCTTGTATCGCATCAGGATTGAATCCTTTACGACCTAATATTAATTGTAAGTCGGCTACTTGAGATGCTGTAAATTGAGTAGTAGAACCTAATCTCTTAGCTTCTTTTGTAAGCATTTTAAATTCTTCGGTAGTAGCACCAGTTACAGCATTAACTTTCATCATACTATTCTCAAATTGAGAGAACGTATCGAAGGCTTGTTTACCCATAGCAGCTAAAGGTGCTGTAACACCAAAAGTCAGCATAGAGCCGACACGAGCTGCGTTAGAAGCAAAACCTGCTATTGATTTATTTGCTTTACCAAGACTAGCCTCTAAGCCTTTGATATTAGCAGCTACAATTATCGATATAGTTTTAACTCCACCCATTTTATAACTAGATTTTTTTAGCTTCTATTTTTTCGTATCTTTTTAGAGCCTCTTGGATTTGCTCTTTAGTAGCAATTTGTTTTTTAACTTTATATTTGTTGTCCCAAGGGAAAGGTAGTATCTCTTTTGGTTTTAACCTCTTCTTACTGTGTGGTGATAATGTAGAATGAATTATAATTCTAGTTCTCTCCCAATTATCTTGCATTAATTGCTCTTGATAAGTGTTAAAACCAATTAACTTGTTGTTGAAGTTTCGTGGGGTAGAGTTATAAAGTTCATCATAACTCATCCCCATCCTACCTAAAGCTATTTGTTCGAGTTTATCCCAATTAATTTCACCCGATTCTTTATCGACTTCCTCTCCCTCAACTACTTTCCCTCATCTTGAGGTTGGTCTAATTGGAAAGCTTCAAAGATTTCATTTATCTTAGAAAATTCCTCATTGTCTAACCAATTTTCAATATCACTTATCTTGTACTTAAATGGCTCTCCTATTTTCTTAGCACCATACTTTAATCCATAATAAGTGATAATCCCAATGTGGTCTATCTCCGAACCTAATTGATTCATTTCGCTTAACTTTAAACCACACTTATTACAAATGTCTTTTAAAGCTAAATAACTAAATCTAATTGGTCTCTCTTGACCACCTATTTCTACCTTTTTCATTTTTTAATTTAATTTAATTGATTTATAAACTATATTTTAAGTGTACAAAGTGTTAGTTGCTGTACCTGTAAATGTAGCCGAACAAGTTAGATTATCCTCAACTCCTGCATCAAAATCAATAGATGTTACAAGAGCCTCTCCTTGCCAACGAGTTATAGTTGTAGGGTTTTGATAATCTGATGCACTTCCTCTATGTTCTATTTGCCAAGATGATGTAAATACTTTAGGATATGAACTTTGCGATTTTGATAAGCCTGGATATAAAAAGAATGTAAGTTGACTTGCGTTACCCGTTATATTTATTGGACTAGGAAATTCTACAGCTACTCTACACCAAGTTGTATCTAAATTTTCTATTTTATAAGAAACAGCGTCTCCTGATGGATAAGGTGAAATTGTTTCTGTACCATTACCACTAATAATTCTGCTAGTCCAATCTGATGGATTAACATTTTGAATTCTGCAAGTTGCTTGTGTAGTAGTACCATCACCTCTAACATAAAAAGACCAAGAAAGCTTTTTATTCTCTAATCTACCAGCAGAAAATTGGATTTTTAAAGCATCATTTTGTGCACTTGTAGCTTGTATGCTTGATGCTGTTGTTCCTCCAAAAGGATCAGTTTGTCCTGATACTTGAGTAATTTCAGCAAGAAAAAATCCTCCTACGCCACTTGTTGTAAGATTAGTTGGTAGAATATTTCTAATTCTATCAGAAAAAGATATATTGTATGTTCTTCTTTTTCTTAGTTTATTTAAAAAATCAGTTCCATCTATAGGATGGTCAGGATTAAGATTTTGCAATAATTCAGTCGATAACTCAAAAGACTTTAAACCACTTACTGATTCTGAACACCCCTCAGAATCTTTTGTAGTAACATCTATTAAATCTGTATTAGTACTAAACGAAGCTGATGTACTAAATGCCACAGGGTCAAGTATATCAGACGAACCAGGTGTCATTATCTCTATAACAACAGAATCTTCTTTTAATATTCCCGTATTATTAATTATCTCTAATGTAGGAACTAAACCTGTTCCACCATTAGTTACATCTCTATATGTATAATCTCCTTGTGTAGATTCGCTTGAAATTGTGTAACCATATGCACTTTCTTGTAATTTATTTGTAATTATGCTTAAAACAGAAGAACCATTATTTGTTGATGTTGACCCTGTTGCAACATCATCAAAAACTTGTCCACTTACATTAGTTACATTATTTATCTTTAAAGCTCCTGTAGTTGATAATGGAGAGGTAGTCAATACTTTAATCCTAGTAATTTGTTTAAGTGCTACACCTGTCTTGATATAAACCAATAAATCCGATGCGTTTTGAATTGCCATAATTAATGGATTTAAAAGTTAATACTATGCTTCTAATAATGCTCCTGTACCTTGGATAGTAATAGAGTAAGTTGCGTTTTCTTCAACACCTGCATCTATAGATAAAGATGCTATGATTCCTTGACCATACCAACTTTTAGTGCTGTTACCGAAAGCTACTTTTACTGCTACACCTGCTGCCCAAGTATCATATAATGATGGAGTAAGTTTTACAGTTTTATTTGTTGTAGAATCAGATAACCAAGGGTCATTAGCAGCAGCATTAATAGTATCTGCACTTAAATCAACGAAAGCGTCTCCACTAATTTCCCAAGATTTAAGACCACCTAAATTATCTTGCCAACCTTGGCTTGATTTTGTTGTAGAATCACGAAGATCCAAACTTACACTTAAAGAAGCTGAAGTAGCGAAACCAATAGTATCACCTGCTGCAGGTTGACCTGAGCCTGTACCACCTACTCTAATTGCTACATTTGTTGCGTTTTGAATTGCCATTTTATTTTAATTTTTAATTATTAGACAGTTAAAATTTACGTTTTTGTAGAATTTCTCAGGAGTCTTGAAATAGTCATCGTCTAAATCAAGAAATCTGAATTTCGCTGTGTAGCTTACACCATCTTCAGTATAAGTTACTACGAACAAGTCTAAGGCTTCTACGACTGCCTTGGCTTGGTTATATGTTGTATTATAGGTGTCTGCAAAACAAGCGATGCGAATTGATACATCACACGAGTTAAGCGAACTACCTTTAGATAAAAAGTTCGACACATTAGTTATTTCAAATGTAGAGCAAGGGTAAGATACACCTTGTGGTATAATAACTGGAAAAACCTTGTCATTACCATTAGCTGCTGTAAAAGCTGCTGTTGCTTGTAATCTTGTTACTATTTCTTTTCCTATTACTGCAAACATCTAAAATCCTGCTTGTTTAATCATTTTATCTAATAACTTATCTAAGTCTTTCTCAGCTTGAACGTAAATCTGTGATTCCATTTTTCTAGCTGTAGCCTGAAACACGTCAGGTCGAGGAGATTGTATTGCATTACCTTTAATTTGCATCGCAGGTAAGTTTCTACTATCTCTCCCTTTAATTCTTATAGGTGTGGTTTTACGAACAATAGGACCAACAAATAAACCTGGCTCTCTCGATTGACGAGCTGTAATTATACCAATAGTTTTAAAGGTTGGTGTTCTACCACTTTTTCTTTTGTAATTAGAGTTACTATTAAACTCTCTTTTATAAGCACTTTGAATACCTCCAGCTAATTTGTTAGCAGCAGGTCTCAACGCTTTGTTTATAGCTGTACGAGATTGACGAGATGTTTGACCTAGTTTTTTTAAACTTCGTTGCACATCTTGAATACCTTGTACTCGTATAGTTCTATTAGCAGCCATAACTATATTGGTGAAGCTGTTGGTAAATCTTGCTTTACAAAAACTTCAATGAACTCTTTTCTAGGGTCTATAACGAAACCTAATATCTCGTATATATCGCTAGTCTCTACTTCCTCAATAATCCAATTAGCTTTTATACCTTTTGTCTCACTTGAGTATCTTATAGTGTAAACAAATCGACCATAAGATTGTAATTCTTTTCCTTCAAACTTCTCTTCGATGTCTCTAAGGGTCTTAACATTTTTATTTGCCCAAACTGTCGCTTGAACAGAATAACTGCTTGAAATCCCTCCAAAACCATCTTGAGTTGAAGATATTGACTTTAACTTAATTCGTTGGTTAAAATCACCTGCCTTTATTTTTGCAATAAAAGCCATATACTATAAATAGCATTTATAAGGTTGTAGTAATATCTCAGAAGCCATTGGGAAAGCTCTCTTGCGATCCTCTCTGAAATAATACATATCACTTGCAATTAATTTAATCGCTTGTTTAATCGCATCAGGAATACCAGTTGCTGCATCTGCTATACCTGTATGGAATTTAAAATAATATATCCCATCAGTTGTTCCATCTAAATCTGTTGTACTTATTGCATTAGAAGGTGTGTTAGTCATTTTTACCTGACAAGGGTTAGTATTTTGATTTGAATACCAATTTGTGTTTGCAAAATAAGTATAGGTAGTACCACTAGCAGCTAAATAGTGTAAACCATCTTTATCTGCATCAGTTGCACCCTCACCAGTTGGATAACTAAACTTACAATCAGGATAGTATAAACTAAATGTACTAGGTAATTCATTAAACCAAAGTTTGTACTCGGCTGTAATAAAATGTCTGTTACAATAGTGTTCAGCCATTTGAGTCGCAGCACTTATATATGTATCTAACAATGTGTTCTCATCATTGGTGTCTATTCTAAGTTGAGCCTTTAGTTCATCTCTTGAAACGACAGCAATAGTTGCAACCTCCGATAGCTCTAAATTCCCATATCTGTTTTGACTTGGGTTTAGATATTCGTAGTTACCTTTGTTAAATATATTATCTAAGTACGATATAGCCATTTTGGTTTTTTATAAAGAAAAGGGAAAGGGGATTAACCCTTTCGCCTTTCTAATTAATTTAATCTACTATGCTGGAGCTACACATTTAACAGCAGCTTCTTTTCCTGCAGACTGAGCAATCAATCCATCAAGTAAAGTAGAAAGTACAAGTGAAGTACCACCACTTAAAGACTGAGAGTAAGGGTCTACTAAGATGTCAAGACCACCGAACATAGCTAAGTGAACTTTCTCCATATCCAACATTAAAGCTCTTGCTCTTGCAGCAGAGTTACTATCAGAACCTACATTGTCTGAAATAGCGTAAGGAATGTTAAGAACAGTTCTATCAACTAAGTTCATAGAAGCAGCATTGAAAGCAGAACCATCTTTAGCAGCGATTTGAGCAGCTAAGTCA